AGACTACTACATTAACTACCTGAAAATTGTCGCCTACAATGGCAAAGAGTACTCTATCGCGTCTCAAATGATAGAGTTTACTTTTCACGAAAACATTGCGACCCCGTGCGTTTACTGTTCAGTTACTCTGTACGATGCGGTTGACTTCCCCACTCTTCTTCCAATGATTGGCGAAGAGCGCCTTAAAGTTAGCTTTACCCGACAAGATGAACACGCAGCAAAAAATGAGGGAGGATTTAAGAAGCCAATCGTTCTCGACATGCCCATCTATAAGATATCAGGTAGGTCACCGGAGAACACAAGCAGAAAGGGGCAGGTTTACACTCTTCACGCCACTTCGGATGAGATGCTTCAGTCACTGAAAAGCAAAGTACGCCTAGGCCTTAAAGGAATGACCTACTCGGAGATGGTCGACAAGGTGTTTAACGAATACGTAAAGGTTTCAAAACCCGTTGAGGTTGAACCTACAAAGCACCTCCACGATTTCTGCATATCAAACATGAACCCATTTAGGTTTATTACGCATGTGTCGGGCAAATCAATCAGTCCGAAATACGGAGGATGCCTGTACTTTTTCTATGAGGACCGAGACAAATTCAACTACAAGAGCCTAGGAAGCCTCTTCGAGGGGAATAAGAGCCTAGACATAAACTTTGCGGTAAAAAACACCCTCAAGCAGGGAGGAGATAAGGCTGGTCCAAAGGAACGCATATTTGAAAGGGACATGTATGCAGTTGAGGCTCTTGAGCATAAGGGCAGTTTTGACCTGATTAAAACTATTGTGTCAGGCGGCTACTCCCAAAAAGCGATTTTTTTCGACCCAGTTCGGCAACTTATAACAACTAAAGACTTTGACATTGAACAGGAATGGGACTCCTTACCCCATATCGATAAGGTAAAGCCATTCACAGAAGGCAACAAAGCAAAGGCGGCCCCCGATTCACGAATAACAGTCCAATGGACGAACGCCGAGCACGACAGTGTTGAGCATATTTCAGGGAAAGAGCCAGGTATTAACCCGTTTAGAGCGGAAGATTTCAGCCTTCGGGTAAACGCTCAGATGGACGGAATGATCAGAAACTCCATTGACGTGGTTATACCCGGAACACCCGATTTGGTGGCAGGGCAAGTCATTAACTTTCACCTACCAGAGCACCTAGGAAAAGTCAGTAAAGAAGAGCCCGAGGAACCTGACGCATATCTGCAGGGTAAATACCTTGTAGTCAGCGTGATGCATCGACTCTCAACTACAGAGTACACGTGCAGTGCAACTATAGTTAAGGACTCCTTCTACTCGAACATCAAACATCGCAACCCCGAGGAAGAGTACCCAATCAATAAGATTTACTAATGACGGATTTACGAGACACCAAACGAAAGAAGTCAGCCCGGTCTCCGGAGGATATCTTCGAGATAGGTATCCAGGAAGCTCAGACTGCCGGAGTCTTCCGTAAACGCACCCAGAGCGCAATTAAATGGTACCTTGGCCTAATCCGCCGCCTTGCCCCATCCCCAATCAACAGGGCAGGATTTACCAAACGAGAGCGGCTTCAGCAGGGACTGCGCTTCGGGAGCCTCTACTGCTACGTGTATGACGCAAAAACTAAAGACGACCTACCATACTGGGATAGGTTTCCATTGGTATTCCCGATAACCCCTACAAAGAATGGAAATGGCTGGTACGGCCTTAACTTACACTACGTTCCACTCGAATACCGGGCAAAACTTCTATCTGTGCTCTATCGCGTAGCAAACAATAAGCGATACGACGAGACAACCAAATTGAAGCTCTCATACGAATATTTGAAAGACCTAGGCGGGATGAACAAAGCCTTGGCTATGGTTGCCTTCAAGCAATACCTAACAAGCCACGTCCGAAGCCGTTTCATTTATATCACCCCGGATGAGTGGCCCATCGCCTTATTTCTACCCATGGAACAGTGGCAAAAGAAGAGCTTTGGGGAGGTCAATTTTGACATACAGGGCCAGATTAAACGGCTCAGGGATAAATAGTCAGTATATGCCTATCTCAATCGACATTCTGAAAGCGGCTCTTGACCTGGGAAATGGTCCTACCATGGCATCCCAGTTCCAGGTCATTTTTAGCCTACCCTCGGCACTTAGAACAGGAAGCGAGGGATTTAACTCTACTTCACTTTCGATTCTTTGTCAGAGTGCTACCTTGCCAGGAACCCAAGTAGCAACAACCGAGCTTCCGGTTTATGGACCAGGAGTAAAAATGCCATATGGCCTGATTTATCAGGACTTGAACATCACCTTCCTGTGTACCAATTCAATGGCACAGAGGAAGATATTTGAGGAGTGGCGCCGGATTATAATCGACCCCACGTCAAACTACGTAAATTACTACGATACATATGTAGGAGAGATACTTGTACAGAAGCTGAATCAAAGTGGCCAAGCATCACATAGCGTGCTCTATGAAGAGGCTTTCCCTATTGCCATTTATGAACAAGAGCTTGCCTCTACCAATAACGATTGGTTGAAGTTATCCGTACAGTTCTCTTATAGACGATGGAGAACCAAACTGGATCTCACTGCTGCATCAACGGCGGGTTTTGGATCTGTAGAGATACCCGAGGCGCCGGGTGAAGTTGGTAATCCAAGTGACATATTTAAAAACACACCAGTACCAAAGGTACCTAGTTTTTAGAAGTGTTTTGAGGAGTAGCAACCATGCAACGGATAACCCCAATCGTACATCCAACATTCGAAATTGCCATTCCATCATCAGGAAAGAAAGTCACTTCTCGCCCTATCGTTACACGAGAGCGAAAAGCTCTCCTTACCGCCCTACAATCTGCAGACAGTGTAACAATAGGCCGAAGCGTCAAAGACATTATTAAGTCATGTGTAAACGACATCACGGTTGATGACCTGACCACTTTTGACTTCGAATGGATCTTCCTACAACTAATTATCAATTCAATAAAAGAAACGCTCGACTTGGAGGTACGTATTCCGAACCGCGAGGAAGAGTGCCAGGAGTGTGGGCGTACTCGAATCATGAGAGTAAATTTACGAGACGCGCAAGTTGAGGGAATCAAGCGAGAAAAATCAGACTTTTTGATTGAAATCTCTGCTGGAGTCGGCTTGAAGCTGCGGTATCCAACGGAGAAGACACTAGAGGCCCTAGCAGAAAACTCGACCAACAAGAGTCACATAGAGAAATTAACGGACCTTATTGCTCTATCTATAGAATCGGTATTTGACGAGTCAGGAACAAAGCTGTTTTCTGAATTTGATTATAAGTCTCAGATTGAATTTTTGGACTCACTCCCAATACCGGTAACGGATAGGTTAGAGGCATTTGTTGAATCAGTTCCGAGAGTTGAATTGAATGTGGTCGTAGAGTGCCCCAAGTGCAAATTCAAAGCCTATCATCAGATGTCGGGGCTAGCTGATTTTTTCGTCTGACGCTAGGTGATGAAAACCTAGCGGGATACTACAGCGTTTGCTTCGACCTAATGCATATTCACAAATGGAGTCTTTATGACATTGAGAATATGTACCCATACGAGCTAGAGGCCTACAAGATAATGCTACTGAACCACCTAAGCGATTTGAAGAAGAGCTCACAGCGATAAACTATGGATACCAAAAAAGCATCTGCCGAGAACAGGGCATATTTCGAGTTCATTGATGAGCTTAGAAAGAGTTCACGCCAGGATTCACCTACCGCTGAAATTTCCAGGATGTATAAGGAGGTTGCCGACATCCTCGCTGAAGCATTTGACGAGTTTAACCCAGAAGACCTCCCTAAATATCAAGATAGACTTGAAGGCATCATTAACCTTCAGGAGACTCAGCCCTCTCTGTCAGATCCTCTTTTCAAGGAAGATATTCAAAAAGCCAAAGCCCTTCTTGACCAAAAAGTAAGGCAGAGGTTTGGTGCCATCCAAAAGATCTCAAGGATTGCCTCGGGTACGCTCCGTACTTTTGGGGATATAAGCTCTCATGTACGAGATTTCATTTCTATTGGTGACCAATCCGCCGATGCTGGAAGAAGGTTTAGTCAGATAAATTTCGGATTTGGTAAAAGGCGTCTGGACCCGGAAGAAGAACGTCGACAGTACGATATCCTTAAGGGAAATGATTCACCTGAAGGGACCAATCAGCCAAACATTCAAACTCCCGTCCCCCTTAACAGCTCAACTATTGGTAATGGCAAACAGATCTTGCCAGTCAAAGATGACAAGCTGATCGGGACTAACACCCAACAGAACAAGGTACTGTTACAGCTCTTTCACGTCACAAAGGATTCAAACTCTGACATCAAGCAAATTAAGGCCCTGATTAAGGCGGATACGGCAAAAGCTGCAAAGATACGCAACAAAGACGAACTGAATCAAAAAGAAGATAAACAGGAAGCTAAAGCGTCGGTAAAGCCAACAGATAAGGGAATACTTACTGACTTGGTTTCAATTTTCGGCGGAAGGCAAGCTTCCAGTGATTCTCCAAGCGAACAGGCCGCACCAACAACACTGCCGCAGGATACCACGGGGCTACTTGGAAGGGTTGGGGTAATCACATCGGCATTACTCTCCAAAACCGCTGGCGTACTAGGAGGAACGATACTGGGCGGCGTAGGTGGAAGTAACTTTTGGGGACCAAAAGCTAAGCCAATAAGGAGCAAGATCCAGTCAGCCGCAAACAAAACAGGAGAGATGATCAGAGGAGAGGACTACTATAAAGACCTCCTTCAATCACAGAGTCATGATCTCATGTCTCAGGACAAAGCTGAAGAGGCGGCCCTCGCGTACCTTGAAAAGATTGCCAAGCAGAAAAGGGACCTGTGGAGAAAGGCTTTTAGTAATGGTTCGCGGTTTGGTGATGGTAGCTACACCATGGGCGGTAAACCTTTGGATATTGACGAGGCAGTCGCAGACGCCCAAGGCGCTGAGGAAAAGGCAAAAGAGTACAAAGCGTATATCGAGGCAAAGAGAAAGAAAAACCATAATTTGTCATCAACTGCCAAGTTTAATCTTGATGGAAAGGAGTATAGGAATCCTATCTACTCAGAACAGGAAAGAAGCAAGATTGATGAGTCAAATAGGACCGTTCCGAATGACGGTGGATTGTTCGATTCTGAAAACTTTTGGTCCAGTGTATACGAAAAAGGTATGGGGCTGTTTTCTTCTCGGTCGTCAGACAATACAAGTGACGGAGAAGAACTTTCAGCAGACGTTTCAACACTCAATCAAGGTCAAAACTCACAACTAAACTTTTCCCAAGGCGGACCTGGGCTATTATCAGCTAAAGAGACCTCAGGGAGAGAGAAGGTTGGCGCAACAAGTGTACCCAAAGACGAACTAGATACGGTGATGCGAGGAATTGCAGCAGCCGAGACCGGTCCAGTAACTGATGACAGAGACCTTAACGACAGAACTCGGGCTATACGGACAACGGGAGGGGCAAATTCCAGTGCTTATGGTAGTTATCAGATTACCTATCGCCTTGCTAAAGCACATTTGGAAAAAGGATTATTCGATAGCGACCCGGAGCTAAAGAAGTGGACAAAAGAGCGATTTGTGCCACATGGAAAGAAGCTACTTAAATCCTCATATAGCGACCCCCAATACGGTGCTGGCGGAGAGGGAGACCTCAACGGCGACAAGGACCGTGAAATGTATCAGAAAATGTCCCGAGCAATCATCGGGGAGAACTACGCTCGAAACAAGGGAGACATGCTCTCGGTACTGGGGGAGCATAGATTTGGTCAGTCTGAGAGGCATAAGTTGCTTCAGGCAGATCCTCAATATGCACAAAGAGCCATGGCTCAATGGAAGAAGGATCAGCAGACTATGATGGCTAGTGCCAACCAGAAGGCCAATGTGAATCCTGTTTCACAAGCTGGTACCCAAGTTGCGCTCAATCAGCTTTCGAAGGAACAGGAAGCCGCTCGCTCGGCCCCAATAGTTGTTGCCGTGCCTGCCCCACAGCCAGTTTCGCATCAGACCCAACCGGCAGGTGGAGTATCCACTAAGTCATTTGGAGCTTCCCCAAATGGGGCCTCAGACTCTAGCTTGATGCTTGGGATACGCCAGTCTGTCTCTCCAATCTAATAAAAAAGCCCGCCTAGCGGATGCTAAGCGGGCACGAACACTAGATAAACGAATCTATTCGTTAAACATGGCGTCGACTGCGTCGTCACTTGAGAGAGCTTCGGTTCCGCTAACCAAATCCTCAAAGATCTTATCCGGATCATCGGAAAGGTCATCCTCTCGTGGACTTTCAGCCTTTGCTGCACGAGGTGATGTCTTAGCCGGTGCCTTACCGGAGGTAGCGGCCTTCGATTGGACGAGGTCATCCCCTACTACGTCTGCTAAATGACGAGCGAGTTCGTCATAGCTCTTGAACGTATCGGCAGCTATAAGTGGCTTAAGCTTATGAGCCGTCTTCCAAGCTGCCTCAATCTTATCAAGGTCACCGTTAAACAACGAAGACTGCCCCATGAACTGCGACTCATCGTAGTTGTTCTGTCCACCCTGCTTAGTAACTACAAGCTTGAAGTTGGCTCCTTCGAGAGGATCGAGGACATTTACAGGCTCCCTAGGATCAATAGGGTCATCCGAGCCGTTCATAACGGCGGTAATCTTCTTCATGATCTTATTACCGAACTCAAGCAAAAACACCCTTCCGTTGTTCTCTGGCTTATTTCCGTCCTGAATGACGAGAACATTTGCCACAAATCTGGGGGTCCGTCCGTATTTGAGGTACACGTCCTTGTTCCCTCCACCTAATCGCTTCGCTAGCTCCTCGGCCGGATCGGCTTCTCCAAGAGTCGTTCGGCAACGCTCAATATACTTCTTGTTACCTTGACCTCGAATGAAGTGGGTATAGAACTTTGCAAAATCCTCCGTCTCTCCATCCGGGGCAGGAAGAAATCGAACGATAGCCTTTGACTCTTCTCTGCCGTCTTTGTTTTTGGCAAAGGTGGGACTCCAGAACCTGGGGTCACTCACATAGTTTGACTGCACTTTATTCACAATGCTTTTAATCGCATCCTTCTTCTTCATGCGATCCATCATATCCCTGAATGACATGCCGATTACTCCTTGGTTATTCTCTTAAGCGTTTCTTTTGCTTTTTCAATGTTTAATTTTGGCCTCAGAAATTTCATGTATTTCCCAACCTTGAACTCAAAATCCGCCCATAGCGAATCATCGAGTAGAAAAGGCTGGTATACCTTCCCGAGATCCAGTGCTATCGAGAGTAACAAGTATGACTCGATGCCAAACATTCCCCCCCAAACAAACCTCAGAACTAGCGGGTGGCTGTCCGATGGCTTACGAACCAATAACTTCAGGGCGTCTCTTGGACCGACGCCCTTTCGTGTTTGAATTTCACCCAGGGAGTTTTTTAGGTCTTCCTCAAATTGGTAATCAATTCGGGTAATTCTGCCCTTCCAGTCATTCCAAACATCAATACAGTTATCCGCCAGCAATTCGCCTATCCAAAGGTGTTTATTGTAGACGAAATTGGCGAGAAAAATTTGGTTTCGCTCGATCCCCGAGTACCGCTTCTGTATGATTTGAAAGAATTTCTTATCCTTACGGCGTTCATACGCCTCTCGCGGGATAGTTACCCTTCCCTCGTATCTGTTCCAGTCGTAAGCCTTTTTGTTGAAGTGATTCTTTAAGCTTACGTAGTTACAAAAAGAGTCGTACCCATCCCCTAGGTCGAGGTCCGAACATTCATCATCCGTAGTTTCTTTGATGTCGCTCATATAAACGACTAATCCCAGGATA